AAAAAACACCACCAAAACTACTACCAGCTACTCGTTGTACCCATGTTATACCGTCTAAACTCGTTTGTATTTCGCCAGCAGTTCCTACAGCAACAAATAAATTTATACCAATATCAGCATTGTTAGAACATACAGCTTGAAAGTTTCCATTATACCCTACATCAAACTTCTGTTTTTCCCAATTTTCAACTTGCATACGTTTTAGTTTATTTACTTCATCGAACCAATCAGAACCTAAATCAGATAAAGAATAATTAATAACATTTTGATTATCTGTTGCATCACTTGGAATAGTTGGCGGACTTCCTGAACCAGCACCAGTCACATATCCTATATACCAATAACCCGCAAGTGCGTGCAATGTTTGATCGCTCTGTCTCGATACAGTTGGACCTAACATCAATACCGTATAATCCGCCGCCGTTTCACTTACTGTAGACTGTCCAAGTAATCCAGTAGTTGTGATCGTATTATTTCCACCACTATAAGAAACAGTACACGTTTCAATAGCAATCGCTTCAGTTGTAGCACCTATCGCCGGTGTATTTTTCCAGACTAAACAACTCCGTCCGGTATGTTCACGATCACCGTATATCAACGAATTAACATTGAATGTTATATTCGTTCCGTTGTCAGTTACAGAAGTCGGCGTACCTGATTCACCTATCGTTTCTTCCCACTGAAGATATTCTGGATAAGCTGTTCTAGCATTTATCTGTATACCACTTGGTTTAACATCATATTTTAACGCTATATCGTAATTTGTTGAATTGACATTTTCTATTTGAACATCTGTACAATAAACATTACTAGTCAAATCATGTCCAGAACCATCAGTACCACTTTGACTTGTGAGATCTATTTCATCATTTCCTGAAGCCGATATGACTACTTTTGTACTTCCAAACGTACCATCATCATCGTAAACCCTACTCAATACGTTCGCTAAAGAATTATTCAAATAATCCAGAAAGTAATCTTTAAAACTTTCTGTACCTAGTAACTTTTTAGTTACTATATTAGTGTATTTATCTCCAGTAGTCATAACTAAACACCATTCCTATTTAACTAACTTTTCCAAACTTAGGTAGAACATTAACAACCATTTCGAGATTACCTGAACCACTAGTATGATCCCAAGCAATTCTAGCATATCTATATTTACAAACTACCTCTTCATAACCAGAACCAGGTGTACCACCTGGATTGATAGCGAATGTAAACGGTATCTCTTGCCAACCTACACCACCACCGGCAAGAGAATCGTCGTTTGTGACTTCTAAATCAAAATCGCCAGATAAATCGTTTGTCCAAGTATACGTGATACTAAATTCGTCAGAATATCTTAAATCAATAACTAAACTGTTTGTATCGGCGCCTATAACACCACCGTCAAAAATAGTTCCTGCTGTTTTCATTTTATATTTCTCCTATGTTACAGAATACGGTAAAGAAACTTTACCAAAAACATTTGCATTGCCGTCTAATTTGCTACCTAAATAAAAAAACATCACTGTCTGAACGTATTGAGCCCAACGATTAGTCGTATCAGATACACCGCCGGTTGTAGCGCCCTGTACTTCAATCGTCCCAAGTGTTGGATCTAACGTTATAACCATCGGTTGATAAGCACTAAACGTTATTACTGTAGTATCGGCAACTAAAGATCCGTTTGCATACATTTCTATTTTACCGGCAGCACCGGCAGCACTATTATATCTCAAAAATACTTCTTGCCCTGTAGTTGAATTGTATAAAGTATAAATATAAAAGTCTTGTTCCGGTGCTTCGGTTGTTCCGAATTCTGGCTCCCATAAAATCGAATGCCTTTGTTTACTTATACTTGTAGAAAAACTACTTAAAGCTAAACTCGCCGTTCCAGCTTTACGCATACAAGGTTCTTCTCTGTCAGCAGGTTCTGAATTTGGTTCTACCCTAGCGTGCCATAAATATAAACCACTTGAACCATCACCTTGATAACTATTAGAACCATCCTCGTCTGCCAAGTATATATAAACAGAACTCGAACCAGAAGAAGTAGTTGTGTCAACTATCCAACACCTATACCAATCATCACCTACATATTCTATACCAGAACTTTCAAGATTAGTTGTTGTACCTACGGCGCCGTTTGTTAAATCAAAATATGCTGATGGTAAAGCACCACCGCTAAACTGTCCGCTTGAAGCAAAGTTTATTCTGATAAAATCGCGTTCGCCGGCTTTAGCATATACACTAAATACATACTGTGTAGCATCAGAATAAGAAATACTAGCAGAATAAGCAGCATGAACGTCGTCTGAAGAATCTTCTATCAGTTTATCTGCCGTAAGTGTTCCATTCGGTGAAACTATAGAATTCTCTGATATAGTCGCTTGCGCTTTAGTCCAGTCACTATCATCAAGTTCATTCGGATGTGTTACCATATTTACTGTTGGTAAACTGATAACACTAGGACGATCGCCGATCTCTAGTTTAGCATTCCATAAATACAAACCACTTGAACCATCGCCGTTATATGATTCATTTCCTTCAGTGTCACACAAATAAAATGTACATGGCGTAGACGATGCAAGATTAGATTCCTGTGATATATAACATCTATACCAACCACCACCAACATCTTCTATTCCATAATTGCTTGGACTACCTTGTGCACCTGGACTAGTACCTATAACACCATTAGTTAGATCAAAATCAACATTTGTTTCATCTGTAAACCCTGTTGTTGCTATATTCATTCGTAACCAAGTTCGTTCACCGGCTTTAGCGTATACACTAAAACAATAATCCGAAGAACCGTCCGGCGTTTTATATTGTTGCATTACATGATTGTTTGATGATGTACTATCCTCTACTAGTTTATCTGCCGTAAGCGTTCCATCCGGTGCCCTTGTAGTATTCGCCGTCACAGTAGTTCTAGTTTTTGTCCAGTCACTATGATTAAACTCTTGAGCCCTTGTAAAAAGATTTGTGTTTGTATGTATTGGACTTGTCGGAAAATAACCTTTTTCTATTTGTGTATTCCATATATAAGCACCACTTGATCCATCGCCTAAATATGTTACTGTTTCGTCATATTCTGTCACATATAAATAAGCTGATGTTGCTGTTTCTGAATCACTAGTTGCTATAACCCAACATCTATACCAATCATTTCCAATATCATATATGCCAGAACTATCTATTCCGGCACCCTCTGTTCCTACTTCGCCGTTTACTAAATCAAAATGGCAATATGTATTAACCGGGAAACCGGCAGAAAGAACTATTTGAATATCACGTCCATTACCTTTAGCATACACACTAAAACAATATTTTGAACTACCATCAGGAGTAAACGCCGAACTTTGGTATACTGTATGTGAAGAATTACTAGAGTCTTCTCTGATTCTACTAGCTGTTTCTGTATTGTTCGGCGCAGTTATAGTAATGCTAGGAACATCAACATTACCAACAGACCAAGTAGAACCATCTAAACGTTGCGATTGATCTAAATAGTTAGATGCTTCACCTTCACTTAGTAAAGCTAATCTGTTATATAGCCTACCATAAATAGCCATATTAGAATTATAATAATCACTTACTGAATTTTCGTTAATGTTATACCTTGGACCTAACCAATTACTATAACTAACATCTAAAATATCGGCATAGCTTTCTAATTCAGTATCAACTGTATCTATTGATTCTATTTCTTCACAACATATGTAACAATCACGTACAAGAAAACCAACACCATCAGGGTAAACTAATGGTGAATAATCTGTAGTTTCAATAACCAGATTACCGTCTATAAAAATACTTATCTTTAGTTGGATGCCTTCCCAACACAATTGAACTCTAAATCCATAATATATATCCTCATATAGTTCTATGGTTGTAGAGGTGAGAATTTCAGATAAATATCTACTTTTATCATAATACTTTCTTATATATAATGTGTTCGGTATATAGTTTATACAATAACCATTTACGATATAAGATTCAAAATTGCTACCAGTTGTTTCAGACTTGTTTATAAAAAGGTTTATATTAGGATTTGTATCTGTTTCATGATATTTAATTCTAGCATACGTAATCTGAGATACCCATTCTGAAGATACTACATTATTCCATGCAACTTCTATATCATCATTATCATTTTCACCTACTTGCATATAACCATCTTCAACAGTTATAGAATATGTACTTGAATCGCTCCATTGTGAATCATCACTGTCTATAATAAAGCGATCTAAAAATCTTAGATACGTAATCTCCCATGATTCACCAGTCGCACGGAAAATATTATTCATTAAATTTTCAACTAATGTTCTGTTCAAACTACCTGAATCAACTATTCTTAGATTAGATATATATTCGCTACCTAATTCATCTGGATCTGGTAAAGCTATACACCAAGGATCAACGCCTTCATGTTCTTCACCGGGGCCGGTTTCATCTAACACCCATCTGAAATCAAACCAATTCCATATAAGATTACGTCCACCAGTTACATAGTATAAAACTTCTTGGATTATATCTTCTGAACCACGTTCCTTCCAAAGTTCAGCAGATACCACGATCAAACGACGTAATTCATTATAAGTCAAACCAGAAGTTATATTATCTAGGTTATCAGTCCAACCAACAATATTTTTTAAGTACTGTAAATACTCATCTGGACAATCCGAAACAGACCACAAATCCGGTATTGTCTGTATAATATTTGCGTTTGTTTCCCAAACACTTTGTGGTCCTGTTAAGTAACGTTCTAGAAACTGTAATCCCTCGCGCTGATCCGCCATACGGATTGCGCCGATTATAAAATCATATATTTGTCTAGGTACAGTCATTATCCCGCCGTTATAACAATAGTTCCGGCAACCGGCAATTCTCTAGATAACAATTCTAGATTAGCGGCAAACCCGTTGATAGTTAAATTCTCTACCCTTGTAATATTTGAATCTGAAGCAAATATTTCATGAGTTATTCTTGATAAATAAACATCCTCACCAAACTGCCATTCAAATTCAACACCGTCTGATTTTCTTGTATCAGGTTGTAGTAATGCTGTAAGACTATCCTCTATAGCATCTACATCTAAAGCATCATAAACAGTAGCGGTGATATTCACAACCTTTTGAGTATAGTTTGTAGAAGTAATCTCTTGATTAGCTACAAGTCTTTTAGGTTTTACCGGTGACGAATACCGATCACCGTTGAAATATTCATCTAACGCCGATAACTGTGCAGAAGTAGCAACCCCACCGCCGGCAGTTACTACAACTAATTCAACAGTCTTAGGACCAAAACCACCTTCAACGGCATAACCTCTTATAAATATTTTTGAATTCGTGTTTTCATCTATGTAATCCAACAACATAGATTCTATATCGTCTGGACTAATTGCAACCGTTTTAGTTCTCAAAGATGCTGGACCAGATATTTTTGCAAGTTCTAAACTCTCTGTACTTGCCGATTGCGATTCTTGCCAACCAACCGCCGGCCTTGGGTTCCATACTGAAGACACATCGGTTAAACCAGACTTGTCTACCACTATAGTGTTTGCACCAACATTACCATCAGCATCGGCATCATAACGATATACAGAAGCTATAGTTGATCCACTTCCTGGTATCTTTCCTCTAATCCCATCACCAAAAGTAAATGTTGCCCGATCGTCTTCACCTAGTGAAACAGTGTAATGTTTACTGACAGATGTACTCTGTAGAAAATCATCAACCCTAGTCCATTCAACAGAATCAACCGTTACAGTTTCCGATTCATCTATAAAACCTGTTTTTACAGTAGAAAATTCTTGATCCGCTGAACCATCAGAAGTACCCATGTTAGATTCTGTAAACGTTTGTCCCTGGATCATAGATACTTTAACATATTGATCACCTTGATCAATTACTATTCGATCTATTATAGGTGCTGTTCCGTCAGTATAAGATATAACACGATAACGTATCCAGTAATTTGTTTCACCGTTTATCTCTGCCGTTTCCCAACTCTCTGTTAAATTTTCTGGTAAAGTATATTCAACAGTATCAGAAGAAGATAGATTAGATGTGTTATCTGTAACGTCGCTTATTTCTTTCCAAGCACTACCTACAGTATAATGAGTTTCATCGGTATCAAGATCGGCAAGTTGCTGTCCTAATAGTGTTGTGGTTGTTATATAATTCTTGTTTCCTTCTCCGTAATCTGCCCATTCTGAGATTACATCTTCATAAGTACCTGAAGCGTCTAGCTGAACCCTAACAGATGTACCTGTCCGTTCGCTAGTGCCAAGAATACCATCAACGGCAAAACGTAAAGTTGAACCTACAAGAGTAACATCATCTGGATTATCATCTAAATAATCGCCGTCGTAATACTCCCATAGCCCAACTAATCCACTTGAACCTGTGTCAAGTGTTATATCTAACTGATCCCACATCACCCCGCTATGTCCTATATATAAACAGTCTCGATTAGCAGGAACAGACCAAGGTGTAAAATCGTCGCCGGGTGCGCTGTTTGCTTCTGTTGTATAATCTGTATATGTATCTGTACTTTGATCGTATGCAAACACGTTTGTAAGATCACCTGTTTCACTTGCGGCGACAGTTAAAGCCGTTAACGCTTCATAATATATAGTGGTTCCTGTAACTTGCGCTTTAGTTGCTACTTTTGAATTCGCTGAAACTACTACTGTAGAAGCCGATAAAGCACCGGTTAATTTCATAACTATATCGACTTCTGCCGGTGATACCGAACTCAAATCATAGTCGATTAGCTTCAACATGTTCCTGATATTTTCTGGTAACTGTGCTGTGACTAATGTGCTCTCATTAGCTACCATATCAGCAAGTGTATTATTTAAATGTCCTACAAGGGCAAACGCCCTTAGTAATTGTATCAAAGGTTCTTGTGGAGATTCATCTGTTAATTCAGGTAAATTAATTCTTTTAAACTGGATTAGTGATTCTAAAATTTCACCGTAATAAAATGAAGCCCAATTAAAACTAGGTATTGAAATAGTTGTCATTTGTTACACTCCAGATGAAAATGTTTTCTGGAAACTAAAAGGAGTATCTGTTTCTAAGTTTATAAAATTACAACTTAAAGTCAATTCGTTTCCTTCAGTATTTGAATTGAATTTTACAGTATTCATCATCAACTTGTATAGTTTGTCTTCTTCAAACTCTTTTGATATTTTACGCAATCGGTTTACAATACTTGCCCTAAGTTGTGTATTATTCAAACCAAAAATCATAACCTCACCTAAAGCAACATCCTGTTGAAAAGCATTTTCATTGTCACCATCACCAAGCGCAAGATTTATAATCTTTCTAGCTTGATCGTCACCGTCTGTAGTATCTGTACCTCCTAATGAATTTACTCTTAATGGTAATGATAAACCTTTAGCCATAATTATACCTCATAAACTTGTAACTAACTGTGAATAAACCGTAGGTGGTAATGGAATAGCCGGTGGTCCACTTGGTCCCATCATTGTTGGGTGTGTATGTGCATCAAAAATAGCTTTAAATAATTGCCCTAACACTATAGGCTCTGTAGCATTTTCACCTAACTGTATCGAATTATCAGAAATAACTATTTTTACAGCACCGTTATTATAAGAAATTGTAATCGTACCTGCTGAATTATCCATAATAAACTGATGCCCACCTACACAGTTTATCGTAATCAATTCAGAACCTTCAGTATCATCAAAAATAAATGTATGCCCAGCAGGAGTAGCAAAACCACGGCGTTTACCATAGTTAGTCAGAAACTCTTCGTTTATAGGTGTATCAGAATTATAATATCTTTTACCAAGCCAACACGGATTAGGCGCTTCAATAAATGCTTGCCCATAACTCTGATCTTTATCGCTACCAGTTACAACTTCTATTTCAACTTCTTCCCCTATATCTGGAATATAAAACCAACCCCAATCCAATTTCGGATAGATCCAAGTATTATATTTCACCTCATCTGAACCAAATAAACCAACACAAGAAACCTGAATACCGCCACGCTGATCAGGATCTTGGTTGTCTAATACAGTTGCATCATATGTTTCTATATTATTCAATCTATCACCTTTCGCGCTGTGAAATCCAACTTATAACCTTCGGTAGCTGTAAAGTAATGTCTAACCCTAGCAAAATAATAATCACCGGATAAACTTATATCTGGTAATTCTAATTTATGTATTTGCCGTGCAAATATATCTTTAACACCTATCGAAGTGCCACGTCCTACGATGAAGTTTTCTCGCTTTTTTCTCCACCACATCTGAGCCCAAACTTTAGCTTCTGCCGGTGTCTTAAACTTTATATCCGAAACAACCTCTATCGCATAATCTCCAAAAAATAATTTCATAACAGATCCGCCGGTTGTATAAGTGTCACCAATCGTTTCTGTTGCATCACCTGTATATTCCATATCAGGAACAGATTCACTATCATTGAACTCTTCTAATACAGTTTGTGGCGCTTCTTTTGTTGATCCTTGTATCCTTCCCTGTACTTGTAACTTTGTAACCGCACCAGATAAAGCTAACTCCGGTCTAAAATCTATAATCGCACCATTAGTTCCAGGACCATATTCAAGAGTGTATTTTTCTTCTTGTTCTTTTTTTAAAGTGGCTGGGTCTCTAAAATGTAAAACCCAACCGTCGCCAAGTTGAAAGTCTACCCAGAATACATACCCCATTACATTCGCCATTGATTCCACATACTCATAATCTGTCATATCTACTTTTTGTGGTGTTACATATCTATTCGGCGTTTCGTCTATATCTAAATGTCCAAAGCTATATGGATCTCTATTCGCTACCTGTTCAACGGCTTCATGAATCAAAACACTTTCACCGACGATTCTTTCTTTACTTTTTTCAACCGCCGGTTTGTGTTGCATCATTAAAAAATCATGAGTATGCCCTATAATTTCTATCGTTGGAAAGCCAGATGAAGGATAAGCAATTTGAACGTTTGTAATAATTGTACGCCCTATAAAACTTAAACTAGAACCATAACCAAAGAATATATCTAAAGGATTTCCAGGTTGCCATAACTTAGAATCACTTAAAATAAAATCAGGGTTTATCAAAGTTACTCTAGCTTCATCAGCAATACCATCAGCACTTTCATATTCTAAACTCACAACAAACTTAGATAGATTAAGTCCTAACTCTATTTCACCTACAGAAACATCAAAACGCGGCGCTTCAAAATCCGTATTCTCAGAATCTAATATCGATGTTATAGGTGATAACTTCATTACAAACCTGTTGGAACAATTCCAGATATATAATTAGAACTATTGCGAGTAAACGCTGTTTCCCTTAACGTTCGCTGATCAGTTTCTTTAGCTCCAAATCCACCTTTGAATGTTATAGATTTCTGTGTAATAACTTCTTTACTTATTGCACCTACAGATGGTAACATTATAATTTCACCTTCACTTATAACCTGTTTTTCAGGATGTAATCTTCTTATTACATCACCTAGTAAAGGTGCTCTATATTCTTGGTATGCTAGCATCTCATAATAATCACCTTCTTTAGCGTTATGATATCTAGTCCAAGGGTTAAATTTTGCTTCTAATGAAAACTCTGGTGCGCTACGTATTGTAATAGCACATCTAACACCACGTATACCACCCGATGCTTTAGGTGGATCAAAATATCTAATCGCACCTAGTTGTAAATAACCACGATCAAGAGAAACACTACCGTCGCCGTGTATAAAAGATACATGTGGTGGACGTTTGAGATCATCGTTATACTTACTCCATTCTTTCAGTTTAGCAATTCTATCTGCCGGGGTTGTATCATCATCGGCGACAAAACTTTCAACAGAAAATGAAGCGGCGGCAGTGACTACACCTGTAATGCTTTCCGGCGGTCCTTCATGTAACGCAAAAAAGAAAGCATCAAACGAAATAACATCCGGTTTACCATTAGTAAACTGTACGATCGGTTGAGTTTGGCCTAACGAAACAAACTCAACAAAGTTTGATCCGACTTCTTCGGATAAATTTTCAGGACCAAACTGTCCTACAACTGGATCTTCATCAAAGTCTAAATTTTTTATCACCCAAACGCTAGGGTCGTTAGATAGTAAATCGTTTATAACTCCTGCTATAGCGCCGGATGCTACTTGCCCTATTGATCTTGATAAACTCATAACTTACCTCGCAACCGGCATTCCACCGTGATAAACTACCGTTCCAGGTTGCCAATTCTTTTCACGTCCACCGCGCCGTTGTATATCTCGTTCAGCTTTTGAATTAGCCTTTGCAACCTCTCTACCATCTATATTTATTCTAGTGCATTTCTCTTTGTTTACAGAATCGGCGGCGGCTTCAGCAGCTTCGGCGGCTTTTCCGGCAGACTCCTTTAAATGCTCATGAGAAATGCCGATTTGTTTAGCTAAATCCATCATAAACTTACCTGAATTTTTCTCGGCTTCTAAAATATATTTTTCTGGTGATAAATCTTTAGTTTCTAATTCAGCTTTATGAGTTTTAAAAATCCTAGATTCTTGTTTCATTCTTTCAGGTATATTATCTACATATCCCCTTTTTATTTCTTCATGTACTGTAACCGCAATCTTTTTCTTCGGTGGTACATAATACGCTGCTCGTAATGCGCTATCTACTTCATCCTTCCAATCTCCAATACCTAAAGTATCCATGAATTGAGCAAAACGCAATCTAGCAAAGTTAAACTTCTTTACTAACCAGTCTATACCATCAACAATCATATTAACTATATTCATCCAAAGTTCTTTTATATAGTTACCCCATGACTGTTTTTCACGTTTAAAATAAAACAATGCTGCAACTAAAGCGCCAACGGCGGCAACAACTAAACCAACGGCGGCGGTAGCGGCTACAACACCAACAGTTAAAGATAAAAAGAATGCTTTAACTGCCGCCGTCGCCGTTACCAACCAAGTTGTTATATTAAATAAACCTGTAACAACTAATCTGGTTATACCTTGCGCAAATGCAAATCTTATGGCGCTTCCAACTGCTATAAAAGCAGTCTTTAAAGGTGCAAGTAGAGTGAGTAAGAAACCAAAAAACCCAGAAAATACTTTCCATAAACCTACTACAGCCATTTTTATAGGCCAAAATGCTATACCTAAAGAAACCAATGCGGCACTTATACCCGCAAGCGTAACTCCATATTCCATCATTTTTGCTTTTGGACTATCACCAAAAGCTTCACCGGATATAAGTCCTATTCTGTGTAATACCCAATGTATCTCACTCATTATTGTACTTAAATTCTTTAAACCTTTTTCTAAACCGATCACTCTTTGTGTCGTACTCTCGCCGTACTTATCAGATACTTCTTGTAAACGCATCCATTGCGTTTCATTTTCTTTCATAGGTTCACGTAAATCTTTTAATGCATACAAAAAATGATTTAATGATTCTGTTACACTTTTGAATGCCGCTTTTCCACTTTCTAAAAATGGACCAAATATACCAATTGCTAAACTTTCCATTGAAGATTTGAACAGAATAAACGCGCCATGTAAATTGTCTAACTTAATTTCCGCCGCTTCTGTTGACGCACCCATACCGTCAACTATATTTTTTTGCAATTCTTTAGTTGCTACAGAACCAGTTTTAGCTAAAGCAATATACGCCCTTGATGCTCTTTGCGGAAATAAAACGGATTCAATTCTTGCACGTTCAGCAAAGTCAGGTATCTTATCTAAAGCTTCATGGAAATCAGATACAACATCTACCAACGGTCTAAACCCACTGTTATCAGTTTTAACTAAACTAACCCCAAGTTGTTCCATTGCTTTTTTAGCTTCGCTAGTAGGATTAACCAACCTATCAACTATATTCCTTAACAACATTCCACCAGTTGTGCTCTTATGCATTTTATCAGCTAGTTTACCTAATACAGCAACAGTTTCTTCTAAACTCATCCCCCATTTTATAGCCCCAGACGCGCCATAAGCAATCGCTTCTGCCATTTCCGGCAAAGTAGTTGCCGATTTCTGTGATGCTACCGTCAACGCATCGGCAACCCTTGTCGCTTCTTTTACTTCTAAACCCATTGCCCTTGTAACACCGCCAATAAACTGCGCAGCTTCACCTAGCTCAATACCGGCAACGGCGGCGGCATCCAACGTCGGGCCTACAGCAGATAAAATCTCGCTTGTATTAAACCCTAATATACCTAATTTTTCCATCGCAACTGCCGATTGCGTCGCACTGAACACAGATTCAATACCTAACTGTTTAGTTTTATCAATCAAGATTTTCATTTCTTCATCAGAAATGTCACGCATAACAGCTTTAATACTTGATAGTTGTTTCTCGTATTGTATAGCCTGAAAAGCACCAGCACCCATCGCGGCGGCAGCAGGCAAACCAGCCATTGAAAATTGACGCAACCCATCGGAAATACTTTTTGCACTAGCTTTGATACGATTAAACGCTTTAGATAAAGAACTCTCTATTTTAGTTCCTGTTTGTGATGCTGATGTTTGTAATCCCTGGAACGAACGTTTACCACGATTAACACCAGCTTCTAACTTCGCCGGATCTAACATAAGAATCGCGCCTAATCCCATTTGTTCAAGTGCCATAACAAACCTATTTTGTTTTATTTTTTTTAGCCTTATCTTTTAAATGTTTGATTAATCTTTCTAAATACTGTTCTAAATGTACATACGGCATTTCCATTGCTTCACTATAACTAACTGCACCTTTAGAAAAATATGTTATATTAAATATTTGATCACAAACCTCCTGTTCTGAGATTATCGGGAAGTAATCGCAAAAAAATTGTCATATGTCCAATCTATGGCAATCTTCCATTCATAACCACACATAGGACTGTTACACACACAATCTATAGACATATCAGGACCAATTGAATTATTGCCAGTTAAATAAAGTATTTCTTCAAAATCTCTTTTACCTATTTCATCTAAATCACCATCAACTAAATCCATAGGTTGTCCGTTAACTTCAAAAATAGAACCAATAACTATCATCGATTCTATTTTTGATTCATCTATAGGTTTAGACCTTTCAATAGAAGACCATCTTACAGGTTGAAAACTCAATGATTCAACCGTCATATCACGCAATGGAAACGGATCTTTCAAATCATATTTCCATTGCGCATCAACTAGAGTTTCTGCCGTTCTTACTGGTAATGTATTCAAATCACCACAAAAACTAAACTTATTATTACATCTCGGACATTCAATGTCTGTATAAATATCTTCTCCCATAGCATCACGACGTAAAGCCATATATGCAAACATAACATCACCATGGTACATTTTATATATCTCAAGAATACGTTCTGAACTGTTCATTGATTCAAAATTATGTGGTCCTATTCTAGTGCACATTTCACTTAAAACAATTGCGGCATAACGAAACATAGACATCGGACCTTTGCCTTTTTGTTTCTGTTTCTTTCTTAGCTCTTCATTGCGTTTCAAATTCCAACGCCGAAAAGCTATTTCTCTGGAATATCCCCCACTTTGATCTATAATACCTAGCGGTAAATTGTCCCCCTGTTCTTCTAACGTTTTTATTATTATATTCGTTTTGTTTTCTGACACAGTACACCTCCAATCGGTTTATAAAACCTTGATAGGCCCTACTGCCGGGCATTTATTATATAGGCATAATATCATCGGCTTGGAATGTATACGTAATGATAGACATTTCGCCCTCATTCTCCATATCCGCGCCAGCAACATTGCGCCCAGAAACAAAAAGATTAGTAAAGCTAAACGGTCTTGCAGTACCATCATTACGATAATAAACCAACGTGCCGGCTTTACGGTATCCAGCTTGAACAGGTGATTGCCCTGACTTATACCATGCTTCTAATGCCGCTACCTCAACATCATGATGCATAGGAACAGCACCGGTAAATTCAACCGGTGTTGTTTGCCCGCCACTTCTTTTAGTTCTATCCGGCATTGTTACTACTTCTAAACTCTCTTCAATGTCGTCTATTTTCGTCAAAGTAAGCACCGGAAGCCCAGTAACAACCAATTCGAAACTGTTGTTCGGAATATGATTTTCGTTTATTTTACCTTGTAAACCCATTATTGTTTTCTCCTATTAGCTAGTTCGCTCTTTACAGCGCCTATCACTATCAGATTATGTTTCAACCGTAATATCAGGTTTAATAACAGCAGTCGCCGCAAGATTTGAACCCGCCGTAGGTGCGGCAGATACAACCAACTCCACATAGTCACCCTCAGCTAAAGCAACCGCAGAAGATAATTCTACATCTTGTTTGGTTCCATCGGCGTCATCATGTGCCGTTGTAGCTTCGGCACCTGTAACAGCACTACCATTCAAATGCACTTGTACAGTGGTACTATCCGCCGTTCCACAAACGTCAATTGAAGTACGTAAACCTACAAGTTTACACGCTCTATTGATAATCTTTCCACCGATCGATGCAACGGCAATCGTTCCCTGGAAAGCATCTAACCCAATATCAGCATGAGCTAATTCAACCAACACATCGTACAACCTTTGATTTGCATATCCGCCGGATTCATCCATAAACGCACCGGCTTTTCCTAGATCCTTTTTGAGAGTAGCTGTCATTTTTAAATTCTCCTTTAGCTATTAACTATAATTAACTAGACGCTTCAAAAATACCGGCTTTGCCGATACGTATTTTAAACCTTTCAACAGTACCAACCATCCTTAGTCTGATATCAGCATATAGATCGCCGGCTTCTTTTGTAACATCTGTATTATTTTCACCATCTACCTTTAATAGAACTGCTTCTTCAAATGTATACGCTGTATCAAATGCACCGTTATTGTATTCTTCTCTAAAGAAACCTCGCAAAGATGCCAACGCTAACTGTTGAGTTCTTACATTGTTTAGACTGAAAATAATCCAATCAAAAGACTCTTGTAAAACATGTTCATAATAGGACATCGCTTCCCTTTGATGCTTCCAACGCCATGTTGGATCAGTAGCAGGAATGCGATCGCCCCATATAACAAAGTTACCCTGTTTCTTTATAATAACAGGTATACCACGCGGATTGAGTATTTCTTGATCAAGAATCCTGTCACCAGTTGGTAGTTTCAAAATAGACGGCAGAGTTGCTTCAACACCGGCGGCAGCTTTGTGATAACCGAAATTATCAACTGCCATTCTAGCTTCCCTACCATGTACCATTCCGGTTACAGTTACTAACTTTAAAGCACCTTCATTGTTACCTTCCGGATCTGCCATATAAGCATAACTAGGAAAGATCCAAGCTGAATAAGTACTACGTCCGATAGTTGTATTTACATATGTATCAGCAGCATCATCAGTAGTAACGTTTGACGGTATTTCACACCTATACTGATGATTTTTAGCATCGGCGTAAGCTTTACCGGCATTCTGAACGGCAGTAGCCGTAACACCTGGAGTAGCAAACTTAACCAGACCCATATTCCTATCAGCTATTTGATTGAATGGTGAAGTGTCTACATCCCAAAGTTGACTGGTATAATCGGCATCTGCAATCTCCGATGCACCATCCCTACCGCCTTCAAGTTCGATCGGCGCAACTACCATAAAATCATCACTGGTATCAGCAACTGCTGTCATATCTGAACCATCGGCGACAGTGATAACCTGATTAGTATTCGCTGTAATCCGAAATTTAGTTTTTGCATCGGCAGAGTTAGTCTTATCTGGATAAAGATACCCACCTACCAACTCATCAGGTTCAAACAGAATATAGTTTAGAACAATGGTATCACTAGCAGATAACGCCGTTCCACCTGCCGTAATCGTAAACGCCGGCACCCATTTAACTGAATCAAACGCACTTCCTAAAGTGCAAGTACCGATAGCACCTAGCACATCAGAAACCACATTTCCTTCGGTTGCACTAGTCATTGTGATCGTTATAGTCTGCGCAATGTTATCAGCAGAGAATACACTTGCATGAGTAGGATCACCACCACCTGGACTATTGATCGTATATATATAACCAATCGCCGTTAATGTTGTAGCTGTAACAGCACTGTTTTTACTATATCCGTTTGATGGACGTGCCGCCGGTACAATAGCGCCGTCATATGAATCAGCAGCTACAATTTCATAGTTTGCGGTATCATCGTTTATAATATTTACCCAATACTTTGAAGAAGTATCGTCCATTGAAAGATTAGCATATGTAGTCACAAGATTACCGTCTACATATACATCAATTGCAAACTCATTATCTGGATCTTCTTCACCGTCACGAATCCTAAACGATACAGCTTTGGCTTCGTTTTCTCTAGTTAGATAAACTTGCATATCTGTAGGTGTAGCACCTAGATCCGTTGACATAGTTGAATCAGCAGTAACAGTGAAATCCCATTCGCTATTCCCATCATTCCAGGCACTACTGATGATCTTATACTGTGTAGAACCTACCTCGCCAAACTGAATGTAACCACCGTTATATTCATCCGGTTTAAACGTACCTTCTACAACCGTCGGAGATTCCGTTGCACCTAAAGATAGAATGGTTTCAGTAACCTGGTTTACATTATTCAGAGTAGTAGTGAACCGTTTCCTTTTACCGCCCCATCTTCCACCATTATGCGCCGTAATCGTACCAGCAGCTACAAGGGCAGAGGAGTTCCGAGTATAAATAGTCTTCTGTGCTGCAACTTCGTTTCCATCTGTAGCACGTACCGCTACAATTCCACCGGCACCGGCAGCGTTTTTATAATATTCATATATAGCATCAGGACATTGCCCTTCAGTTATATATTTACCAACACGCCTTTCAGCAATTTCTTTTGAAGACAACCAAATCAATTCAGAAGTTGGACCTTTTTCCAAAAGTCCGCCATAACCTACCCAACCTTTAGCACCTGGAGTAATAGGTTTATCGCCTTCAACCTCTTGAATTTGAGTTCCGGCGCCCCTTATTGGACCATAAACTTTTGTAGCCATTTCTTTATTTTCTCCTATTTTAGATTATTGCATCAATGTCACCTACAAGATTGAAATTTTGTACTAGGTAACCGTCTTCAGAATCCTTTGCCCAAACGCAAAAATCCATAACTCGAAAAGTAGCAACCCACGAATGTAAATCATTTTCGTTTGTGGTTCCTGCTTCTTCAAATTCTTCTACTAACCAAAGTCTATATCGTTCGTCAAGTCCTGTCGATACAATTATCTTATTATTTGCAAAATATCTTTTTATTTGATTAGATAAACGATAATGATCTACCAGTTTATCCGTTACACACCTTAACGTAAAGAACAAATCACCCTGTATTGGACCAGGTACTATTATTGCGGAACCATCCGACTTATTACCACAAAAATCTTCACCTGGTAACTGAATCGCGTTTAGAAACGTTACGTTTTCCAGTATAATCTGTGGTATATGTTCAACTTCATACCAATCACGACTAGTAGCACTAGCAATGATAGGGCGGTATATCAATCTAATCCACAATACTACACCTGTATTCACCGAACCTGTTAGCGTAATTACCTTGGTTCCACTATCATAACTATCCAAAATATCAGTGTCATGTTCTGAATCAGTATCATGATTGAACACTGAATCTACATCAATAATATTATAGTCTACATCAATCGGGTAACCATCTAGATCAAGAGTTGTTCCAGTTGTTTGCATAGTAACCGGAAATCTTGCAATACAAGAAACATTACTTGTCATATTTCGGATTACCGATCTCAAAACTATATCTTCTTCTTCTGAATCTAAAAGTGCACTATAGGCAACTACAATTTCCTCTAGTTCAGGGGTTTCTGTCTCATCTGTAGTGCTCAAATTGACAATCACTTGTAGTTTACGTTCTGTAACTGGAAAGGTGGTAATATTGTTCGCAATCTCGGCTTCTGTGTTCCAGTTGGTTGTATCTATCTCCCAACTGTCACCATCCCAATAATATTGATCAGTACCATCACCTAAACGAAACCCCGCGCTTGTAACCTGTGAATTGTTGACTGTTTTATGATCGATTACAGCGTAGAAACCTAACCACTGCTTTACCGCCGTTGGATTAGCAATCCATGATTTCACATACAAATCGTCATCTGTTGGGTAGGTATCTGTACCATATGTACCCAATTGCGCTTTATTGGTTATAGGATTCAATCTGGTATTCGCACCTAAAGTGATCCTGTTTCTATCCTGTTCTCGCCATGTGAAATGCTTTATAAATTTTCTTAAATCCATCTTACTTACCTGCTTTGCTTGCTATTTCTTTAAATGCTTGTCTTATTGATGTATTCCATTCTTTTTCAACTTCTTTTTTTAATCCAGGATCACGCATAGCATTCCTAATAAAAGGACGCGCCGGAATAATTATAGCTTTAGTTTTCTTAGACAATGGATAAAACTTCTTTTTTGCCGCTGTATCCCATAATTTTTTAGCTCTACCTTCTAAAACTTCAGGGCTCATATCACCTTTACTTACTAAATATAACAACCAAAACATATGACGCATCTCATTGGTTACTTTTATTATAGCACCTTGATGTAACATTAATGCAAGATTATATTCTTTATTCGTTCTTTTTACACCTATAAACGCTAAATCCCAATCCTGTACATCATAAGTAATCGCATTAAAAAGATCACCTTGATCAACTAATGGTTTAGCTCGATTGCCACGATTACCTTTTATTGTTTTTGTTAAGGCGGCATTTTGTGGTTTAACTCCACTTCTAATACCTTGTCTTATTCTACCTTGTAATCTGATAGCGTTTCTTTTTGTTGCTCTTCTTACATGTTTTTTAAATACATTTGTAATCTGTCTTGGGGTTAACCCTTCAATTGTGGCTTTCCAGCCATCCGGTGTTAACTTTATTTCAAAAACCTTCGGCGGCATTTATGAACTCCGATGCTTCGCCGGTTGTCTATCAGCGAAATGTGCTTTAACCAAAGTATGTCCATAACTTGGATAATGCCCTAAAGGTTCTAACCTGGTAATATAACAATCATGTTCTACGTTTCCTATCTGTGTAATCCGATCATTTACTCGTAACGTTACAGATTCAGAATCTAAATCGCGTTTTCTAAATAATACATATCCGCGCTCTTCTTCTCTTGGTCCGCCGGAAGACGGCGTTTGATCGTCACTAGATCCATACTTTACTTGACCCGGCAACACAACAACCGTGCTTCTCGCCGCTTGCTGCACAGGTTCACGCGCTTCTGTATCATATATTGTATTATCGTAATCAATACAAACTAATCTGACATTAACAGCATGTAACAACCTTGGATACATTAGTAATAACTCCAATTGCTAGGTGTTGCGATCCCTATCGGCGCTTTATATAGTTTTATTATATCAAGTATTTCCTGATCACCAGTTAAACCAGATAATCCAACCCTTCTAGCAGCCATGCTACTTGATGCATATTTTATCATATGCCCGTCAGTTCTTTCTTCAACTACAACGCCCGCAATAGTTAACGGCGCCGGTGCGGGTGCACTACCACCTAAAGGCACATAAAGCGGATTAGTAAGTTTCTCGATTACTAACTTCAATAGCGCCCTTTTAATTAGAAGTGGTGTAGAACCATCAGATTCAGTGAAACCAAAATCCCCACTTATTATTTGATTCTGATAACCCTTTACAAACTTTAATCTTTCAGGTGAATAAGGTGCTGTAAAAACGCTTCTTGTATCTTCAGATCTTATAAGTTTTACTCTAGGATTACGCCGATCATCTGGATACGTTCTAGAATTATAAACTTTATAGAGATCAGTATCTAAATCTGTAGTTGAACTGTTTATCCTCAAATAATCGCAAGTTATTATTGGTACACCTAAATGTATTGTGTCTGTATCGTCACCATCGAAACTTATTGTAAGACTACGTGAATAAAACCATTGTCTACAGGCGCGCTCTAAAGCAGATTGCCAAGTGGTTATTGCTGCATTAACTGTAGCATCCGGAAAATCTTCCGCCGTTAACCCTTCCGCCCTAACATCGTCTACAGTTATATAATATTCACCAGGTAAACCCTCAACGTCTAACAACTCAAAATCTTCGGCGCCGGTTTGCCAGTCTGAACCTTCTAGATATTTCCACCTCCAATATATACGATGTGTACCTAAAGTTGCATCTAATTCCGGCGTCCATCCTTGCGTATTAGTATTATCATACGCATAATAAGAACCTGTTTCAAATCTACCCGGCGAATCTGTAACATCTTCCCAGTCTGAAGAAGGAAACACTTGATCACCGGGCAAACCGCCTTCAATATTGAAGATACGAAATTCAACAGCATACATATTTGTTTTATTACCGTTTACAGTAATAAACCAATTGATGTTACTGGTTATATTCTCTTCACCTCTTGCAATAGCTGTCATGGTAAAACCCCATCTGGATCGAACGGCGAACCAACCGCAACTTCTTCAACGTAAAAACCTTGCATTATAGTTCCAGTTAACGGCGCCGTTGTTAACGTCACTTGTGTACTACTATCCTCAACACAACCAAAAGTATCATCATCTTGGTTGTATACACTACCATTCCAAATTGGCCTAAAAGTACCTGATTCAAAAGCCGTTGGGGTTGTAAAAACCCTATTTGATCCGTTTACTGTTCCTGTTAAATCTTTTATTACTGTAGCCATTTTTGAAACCTCTAAACCTTATTATCACGGCGTGTATGGGAAATCTACCCACGATCCATTATTTCTTACCTGTGCAGTGCCATCTGTTGTGTTATAGATAATCATACCGTCTAAAGCCGTTAAAGCGTTACGTTGCGTTGTAGTTAAACGTGGTAATCGTGGTACGGCTACCGTACCCCTAAAATCTAAAGATACACTTGTATCAACGGCAGACGGCGAAGCCGCACTATCGCCGATCGACATATAACCCCTATGATGCCAATCTACCGTTAAAGCTGTATTGCCAGATATAACGTCGCCATCACCAGAACTAGTGTTTATATTTACTTCACCTATTCCTTGTAACCATAATGTACCACCTGCGCCGTTTGCAACATCACCATTGCCACCTGTAGACGCTCTAATATGTACTTCGCCTCCATCGCCGCCTGTACCACCTGTGCCTATTACAGCAGCGCCACCTGCACCACTCCAAAGTTGTATTCTACCACCATCACCGCCATCTACACCTTCAGCACTACCGGCGCCACCAGCACCACAATATCCAAAAAAACCGCCACCTGTACCGCCAACATAAGAAGCGTTTGAGGCGTCGCCACCATCACCTAAATTTACATATATACCACCACCGTCACCACCGTTTAGCACTGTACTATCACCACCGTTTCCAGTGTCTATCGTCCACTTTGAACCGTCACCACCACTTGTACCATCAGAACCATTACCTAAGTTCCAATCCATATGTTGTGCATTATTATTAGCATTATCTGGCGTAAATATTCTTAAGTTCAATAACTTAGCTCTACTGATAGCCATCGTTCTTACCCTTCCGCAAAACCCGCTTCTCTATTCGTGCGTTCAAGAAGGTCTAACCAGTTTTTCTTCGAGACTTTCTTTCGAATAAACTTTCCCATATCTTCTTCTGACATAAGATTACTCATCAGATAAATAATCACAGGCACGATCTCTATGCCAAACTTCTGTAGCTTTATGCCTATGAAACGCATGACTACCCTATCAACTGTCGTATGTGTATTATATTTTATTCGAAGCCTCGCTTCTTCAAATTGCTCCTCTAAGTTCTCATGAATCTCTACACCTGCGGCCTCTATCATCTGAGATAACACTCTTATCCCCAACTCATTGTCTCTAGCAGCTATACTGTTTAAAAGATAACCTGATGGAGCGTTTTTGTAAAAATCATCAGGACCTTTGCATTGTGCTACCCAACGAACCGCTTCTTTACATGATGAATTATTATTTACAGATTTCCACCAATCCATTCTTTGAAAGTTATATTTTTTCATAACTAACCTAACTGTATCCAATTACTTGTACCATCTGACACAAATACCGCCCATTGATTGTCATCATCTAATACAAATATTTTTATTTCATCTATTGTATCTGCACCATTCGGAATTACATCTATGTCATACCCAGGCTGACCATTATAATATGCTTTTACAGCTATAGCTAATCCTTTATTCGACGCCGCAATTGCTGGTAAATTTACAGTTATCTCCCCTCCACCACCTGACTGTGGGTCGGCTCTTACCAGTTCGCCTATACTAGCTGTATAGGGACTATCCGATGAATCTATCTGGGTCACTACATCCCAACGTGCGCCTGGAATAGAGCCTAACGTGATGCTCTTTTTACTATAACTATCCGCTGCATCTTCAATCAATAATTCATCTGTTATCGTCGGAGTTGATTTTAAAGCTATTGCAGAAATTTCACTGGAACTATTTGAGATTAAAGAAGCATCTGAAACTGCACTATTCAATTGTGCCAAAGTCCCTGTTCCAATGTTAGCAATACTAGTGCTGTGCGGATTAGCTGTACTGGAAATATGTGAATCTATTTGCGCATGGGTATTTGTACCGTCATTTAATAGATCACCATGATCGATCTGGGAACCATCATTTCCCGTGCCACTATGGGTATGCCCAGCGGAATCATCAAATTGAACCATCCCCTCAGTTAAAACTATCCATTCCATTCCCGTAGACGTAGCGGAGTTCGCCCACAAAAACCGATAATCCGATCCTATAGCCAGTCGATCATGATCCGTTGAATATGTAAACAAATCACCTTTAGTAGTTGTAGGAAATATCGCCCCTATTGTTGTACGCTTTTTATTATTACTATCTTCAGTGTCTTCTATCAAAAGATAATCGGCAGATACAGGATTAGATTTTAAACTTATCGCCGCTATTTCTCCCGCTGTATCATCATGAATAGAATTACTATGATAATGTATTGTGCAATCACCAGAACCCGTTAAAGATACATATTGTGAATTTGTTAATGAACTAACCCACCCACCGTTTTGATATTCCTGGAAAACTCCAAGTGTACTATTATAAATATACATCCCATTTTCAGGAGTTATCGCGTTCCGTTGTGTTGTGGTAAGTACATTCGGCATAAACGCGGCATCAGTTTCAGCACAACGAATAGATGCATCACCACTCATAGCACCTGAACCACCTATACGCACTCTACCATTAGCACTATCAAAAACTAAATTTGCACTACCAGCAACATTAGTTCCAGAACCATAAAGAATTTGTGTATCACTAGCTGTACCTGGAATGCCATCTAAATCTGCTATACTTACTTCATCTGAACCACCGTTTTCATGTGTTGAAGCGTGCGCTGATGGAACAGTAGAAGTTAAATCTACCTCTGAACCGGCAGCATCAGGTAACCAAAACAAACCATCATCACTAGTCTTCTTATATAACCTACCTAAACCCGCACCTGGATTACTCGGCGCCGATATATCAGCTAATTGGTAATAACCTGTATTTGTAACATTTACAGCGCCAGATATGTTATTTGAATCATCTATTGTAATCCCAGAATCTTGAATGCCTTTAGCGCCACCGTCACCTCTTACAATCGTGTTATCTGTTATATTTAAAGCAGCCGTAACATCACCTTGGTTACCAGGTATATTCTCCCATGAACCACCATTTCTAGCCTGTATAGTACCAAGCGTACTATTATAAATAATCATTCCGTTTTCAGCAGTTAAAGCATCACGTTGTGTTGTAGTAAGTACATTCGGTATAAACGCGGCATCAGTCATAGCCAATCTAATCGATGCATCACCCCACGTTCCAGGTATACTACCGCCAATCTGAATACGTTCAGTATTCATATCACCTAATATTATATTGCCTATATTTAACTCTCTATCTATATTAACCGCAGACGCATCTAACCCATTACCGATTATAATATTTAACTGTCCAGATGTAATGTTATCACCGGCACGACTACCAATTAATGTATTACCTTGCCCATACGCAAGCATACCGGCTCTAAAACCAACAGCAGTGTTGTTGTCAGTATTTATAGCACCTTGTAATGAATATGCGCCGATTCCTGTATTATTGTCACCACCTTCAACACCTTCGCCAGAACCATAACCATACCATGTATTATTAGCACCTGAAGCCGTCCCAATATTTCCAGGTAAACCATCACCCATTGCAGTACACCGTGTAGAATAACCTATAGATATCAACCCTGTATTAAGTGTAATCCCATCTGTACCATCAAAGGTTAAATTTGCACTGCCGGCAATTGTATCTGAACCTGATCCATAAGCTATTTGACTTGACGCTATTGAACCACCTATACCATCAATAACATCTGTTATATTTATAGGTGTACCATCATTACCAGATCCGCTATGTGTATGCCCGGTTGAATCGTCAAATCCAACCATTGATTCAACTAAAGTAACCCAATCTAAATATGTGCTATTTGATGTATTTACTCTAAAAAATTGGTTATTCGTTCCAATCGGTTGACGTGTATCGCCACCCGCATCATGAACATAAACATCGCCTTGACTTGTTAACGGCGAATACATACCGCCACCACCATCGTCAACGGCGTCAATTATTTCTTCAAAGTCTACAAGAAAACCTTTTCCAGGATATTCATACAGTTCACCCATCGCTGGTTTTCTTAAGGATAAATACCTAGTGGAAAACGCTACTGCATTTGTTAAAACTTCACTTGTACCGTCTAAAGTTACACGAATTAAATAAGTGCCGGATACATCAGCGGTAGGTGTAAATGTAGGCGATGCTGCCGTTTCACTTGATAATGTAGCAGAAGCACCAACAGGCTGATCAACTATCTCCCATGTATACCCAGTAACACCAGTATCATCATCAATTGAAAGTGTAACTAAAGGCGGAGTAGGTGATACAACAGAGTATGCATACTCTAAAGCTACACCAGGTGAACCAGGGGTTTGCCCTTCTACGCTTATTATAATCTCAGCCATTTTCTATTTTTTTCTTTTTGTTTTCGTTTTTCTATTCTGTGTTATCCCTTGTACCTTACCACCTTCTAATATGTTTCCAGGTGAAACAAGTAATTCCTCTATTTTATTTATCAATAGTTCTTGCGCTTTAGGTTCAAATACACTGTCTAGTTTTATAGTCTGTACTATCGCCGGCGCTTTACCTTCGGCAGCAACATCTTTATCTTTAAAAAACGCTATAGTAACAGACACAGAACCATCCCTTAGAACCTGAAAAGATTCAACACGTATATATTCACAAAACAATCCAGTGTTATTTATTTCCTTTGATTTTATTATAGCCATTCTCGTTTTTCCCTTCTATATAAACCTACCAAAAAACAAAGCTTCTTCTATTGCCGCTTCTTCATATTCTGGTTCAAAAAGTAAACCAAAAAAATGATCGGCGTTACTCGAAGATTGCCCTAAATAAACATCACCATCGTCTGTACTCCATGATGTTCCTGAATGTGTACCGTTACCAGTAGTGAATAGTGAAGTTATAATATCACCTTCCCCGGGGTCGATTACTATCTTTAAAATTTGCCCTCTGGACCAGGTGTGATTCCCTGAAGTGACAAGAGCACTTGCCCCATCGACTACTATCCGGCCAGTGTCGGCACTCGTCCCGGGTTCCAAATATATTTTGATATCCTGGGTGGCATCATCGAAGTGGAGTAACACCTGCTCCTCGGTGCTTGTATCGTATAACTGAGCGCTTCCGAATTCTGGGATTATATATAACGTAATCTTTCCTCTTAGATTCGAAGTTACATCCGTCGAATCCCAATACCCGTTAGCTGCCGCCCTAGTGACATCTGATGTTCCAGAATTCGGGATAATCGACGAAGGCCACTCACCGAATTCAAACTGTGCCTGCCATCCCCAAAAAGCACTGGACCCGTCCCCTGTGAAGTAATAATCCGTCCCATCTAATGCTAAAAATTCAGACCGCAACCATTCATAAGCAGCACAGTCGTTTATATCGCGAGTATACCAGCAGAAGCACCATCCGTCGCTCGCATCGTCCGCACCAGAATCTATTATACCACTTGTACTCCCAACCGACTTCGCACTAAGATCATAGTTTACATCTGTTTGATCACCGGTATGCTGGTGTCTCATCCGCAAATCATAGCCGTTGTCTTTGCCGAATATCGATGCTGCCCACGTCCCTTCTGGCGTGTTTTCATCAAACGTAGTGATCCATTTGCGGATGAAGTGGTCGTTATAGTTTGTGCTCGGAACTACTTCATCAGCAGTGTTTGTCCCGAGTGGGTCATCAGTACCTGTGTCATTAGTATTTACGGTAACCTGATCAGTGTCATATTGATCAAATTGTTGCGAATAGAATTGAACGTTAGTCCGCGATCCTTCTATTAATATACCTGTACGGGTAGCCCCATCTACAGTCATGTCAACCGTCGCTTTGACATTTGAACCGAACGACCCCAGCACCTCTTCGATGGACGTGCCGATCGGTCCAATATAACGCGTACTAGAACAACTAAATGTTAAATCATCAAAATCTGCTGCAATTGCCATAACTATATCTTATCCAATCTCCGGTTCAAGACATGCTTCTATAATTCTATCACCAATACCTATATTACTACCAACACTAGGCCATAATTTTACAACCGATGCATCACCAATTGTTATAGGTGACAGTTCTGTAGGCTTTGTTACTGGTTTCGTTGTAACTCGAATTGCAACGTTTTCAAATCGTACTTCTTCTTTGTTTTCAGGCAATACATCTGGATCAGGATCTAGTATGTCAAAATTACAACGGTAAGTTTTCCAATCGCTATTTGATCTCTCATAATCTTCTAATGCATCACCTTTATTTGTTTTATCAATAGTTTTCCAATCAGAAGATTCGGCAAACACTGCGAACAATCCATAATCATCCTCCCACACATAACAAAGCAACGGATGAAATTTATCACTAGACTGCGTTTTAGGACCGTATATACTCCACCAATTACTATCCTCTTTTACATGACCATGTTTAGAATCTGCGCCTGGAATATTAGGTTTTCCATCTACATAACCTAGTTTTAATATACGACATTCCACAATTCACCCACTTATGTCCAAGCTGTTAAAACTCCTGAAACTTGGCAAACGGCGTCTGTACCGTCTATTTTGCATACCATTTCACATTGTGCACTAGCGGCGGTTGGAAACGTCGGTTCAGTTGTGCCGGTATAGTAAACAGTACCGCCAGAAATTGAAGCCGATGTTATTGCCCTACTCCCTGTAGCATCTTGTTTAACTCTAAGAGTATAAACACTGCTGGCATCTGATGGTAATCCTGTAGTACTTATCGTCAAAGCAACACTATCAGAATTTAATGTCACCTCTTGATGTTGCCCGTTTGCTAAAGTCCAAGTAAACGATGCAGTAGAATTACCATTATCATAAACCGCATCAGCATTTATAGTCCCTACGTTTATGATTTCGTTAGTCTTGAAATCTATAGATGATACTGTCGTACCACTTCTAGTTATTTCAAATACATCATCGCCAGCGCCCAACGCATCTGTTAAAGTTACTAATTGTAAAGCACCACCTACAGATCTTAAATCCCATATTTTTTCGTTACTACCACCATCATTCTCATTAATGCGTAAAACCGGCGCGTTGTCAGATATTTCTAATATGCCGTCAACTTGAGCATCACCCATACAACGAATAAGAGCACTTGTGCTTCCTAATCTTAATTCGTCTGAACCAAGAGTAGAACCAACTAACAAATTACCAGATCCAGCAAGTCGTTCAAATAGATCGGCTTGAACGGATTCAGTAGTTTGAAGATTACTTAGATCGCCGTTGGTTCCTCTCTTTAGTGGTATCGACATCTTTATCCTGTTACTTTCGATTTAAGAACTTCAGGTAACGGAATCCTTGAATCTTTATTTCCTGAACTAAATTTACAAATAATAACCTGTTCTTCAGGAATAATTCGATCGCCGGAATAACCATCTGGTAGTTTGTCTTGTATAAAATCAAGAATCTCGTTTACTACCGTCACCTGTCCTCTATACGCTTCTATATATTCTACACTGTTTTTAAAAGCAGTTTGAACATCTTTTTCTAGCTGTTCTTGTGCTTTCTTTTTTACTAATTCAAATTCAGCTTGCGCTTCATCTATCAACGGTTGTTTGATTTTATTTGCTATCTCCTTTGTTTTCGACTCTTTAGCTAAAAGTTTATAAGAAAACAATTCACCAATTTCTATTCTTATTTCTTCTTTATTTCCGTTATTCTTTTCTGTTTCTTGTTGTCTAGCTTTGTTCCTTTTTTCTCTTGCTATAGCCCTCAATTCACTAGCGGTTAACTCTTTAGGTTCTTCTGGTTTAGGTTCTTCTGGTTTAGGTTCTTCTGGTTTAGGTTCTTCTGGTTTAGGTTCTTCTGGTTTAGGTTCTTCTGGTTTAGGTTCTTCTGGTTTAGGTTCTTC